AATTTAAGAATTGAGTCTTTGATTTACTCTCTCCTTTACCAAACATATAAAGCATTATATCTTTATCTGTTGTTCCTTTTAAGTATCTGTTCATTATTTTCATTTTTAGTCCTTTTTTCGTTGTTTATGTCTATATTATACACTAGGGAAACTGCGAAAACAAGCGAAAAATGGAGAAAAACCGAGGGAAAACGGTATTTCTTTCGTTTAGAATCAATAACTTAGAAAAACCCCGAAAAACTGCGAAAAAACGCAAAAATGACGGAAAAATGCGAAAAAAATAGAAAAAAACAACTCTGGCAACTCTTATAAATAGTAAAATGAAGGGATTATACGAGGAAAACAACGAAGTTTGGGAATTGATTCTTGAACGAGTCGAATATGTTGCGGAAATCGTAAATCCTTCGATTCCAGAGTATATTCCAATGACAACGACCGTTAATGGGACGACTTTTGGTGTCTCATATACACAACAACTATTTAAAGGAAAATAAAATGAAGAATTTTATGCAAAAAATTAAGGATTCAGTTAATGGATTTCTTATATCTATGTCGGGTGGCCCAGCTAAACCAACAAAGATAAAAAAAACTGCTAAGAAAAAGAAAAAAAAGAAAAGTAGAAAATAATGGCTAAATTATCAAAGGCGTATGGACAGAATACAGGTCATACTCCAACATATAAAGGTACTTCTCAAGGCAGAAATCCTATCACTAGTTCTATGAATAAATCTAAAAAGAGATCATTCAAGAAATATCGTGGTCAAGGTAGACCTTAGTGCCAGGTGTTAGTAGAGATAATGACTCTGCAGGTGGGGACCTAATACCAACTCAAAGTACTGTTTATGCAAATGCGAAAGCAATCATTGTAAATAATGATCCTGTTGCAGGACACGGCCCAGCGCCTCACGCCTCACCAACTATGATCGCAGGATCAAATAAAGTTTATATAGGTAATAAATCAGTAGTTAATGCTGGTGATAACGCAACTTGTGGACACTCATCATCAGGTTCTGGTGATGTTAATGTAGGAGACTAAGATGGCAGCGCCATTATGGACAGTAGATGACAACGATATTTTCACTTCGATAAAAAGTGGTCAAACAATTAATGTCAATTTACCCATACAAACAGAAAACTCAACAAACGATCTAGAGGAATTTTTAAATATCCATAGAACAGCAAGTAGCACAATCTATGTTGATATGGATAATACACTTGCTGGGTATAATATAAAATTAGCTCAGTTGTATAGTGTAGATAATTTCTTAGACGCCGACACCACAACAACCTCAGTCGTTGCAACTCTTGTAGCGAACACACCTGGGTTCTTTACTAACTTATCTGTATTGCCTCAAGCAATTAATACTTCAAATAGTAAAGGCCTTTTAGACTTAGTAAAATCAATACACGGTAGTTATTCAATATTAACAACAGATACAGGCGGATTAAATGCTAATAGTGAAAAGACAACTTGGGTTACTAATAATCTATCATCTTTTGCACCTACAGGTAGTCTTAACTTTGCGACTAATTATAACAAAGGACCTTATGGTGGAGCGAATAAAATACTAATTGATGATACTCCTAGTTATGTTGCTCAATTTGAGGCAGCAGGGGGTAAAGCATTCAGATACATCTACACTACTTTAGAATCAGGTAGTCTACCTACAGGTCTGAGTCTAGTCAATAATAGAATAGAAGGTACTGCTCCGACAGTATCAACTGATACAACTTACACATTCACAATAAGACTGCATTATCACGAAGGATATGTGGATAGAATATTGAAGATGGCTATAGTTTCCAGTATAAATAGTTCTATGGCATACGATTCTACACAAATAAGTTCTGAAAGACAATCTAGAACATGGAAAGATATAAATTTGAATTTTAATAAGAATCCTGTGACCAACGATATTACTAAATTGAGTGGGACCGAAGCTGTTAAAAGAAGTGTAAGAAATCTTATACAGACAAATCACTATGAGAAGCCTTTTCACCCAGAAATTGGGTCGGGCATTAGAGATTTACTTTTCGAACCTGCAACACCATTAACAGAAATATTTTTGGCAAAGAAAATTGAAGAGACTTTAGTTACCTTTGAACCAAGAGTAAGATTAATTGCTGTTAATGTTAATGCTCAACCTGATAATAATAGTTATAGGGTATGGATCGAATTCTATGTGGTTAATCATCCTACTCCTGTGGTAATAGATACATTCTTAGAAAGATTACGATAATGGCTACAACAACTAGTGCTACCGAAACAAAGAAATTAGAAATTACAGAATTGGATTTTGACCAAATCAAAACCAACCTAAAACAGTTTTTAAGAAATCAAAGTGAGTTTGCTGATTTTGATTTTGAAGGTTCTGGTATGTCGGTGTTATTAGACACACTTGCTTACAACACACACTACTTAGGATTTAATGCAAATATGCTAGGTAATGAAATGTTCCTAGATAGTGCTGAAATTAGATCAAGTGTTGTGTCATTGGCAAAAATGTTAGGATACACACCATCATCCGTTGTGGCTCCTACTGCTGATATTACACTAACACTTACAAACGCCACTGGCGCTTCGGTTACAATGCCTGCCGGCACAGCATTTACCACAACTGTTGATGGTACTGCATATAACTATGTGACCAATGCTGATCAAACAATTACACCACTTGATGGTGTTTATGCCTTTGAAAATGTAAGTATCTATGAAGGTAGCAGAGTGACCTTTGAATATACTGTTGATAGTACAAATGAGGAACAAAGGTATATTGTTAACAATGCAAACGCTGATTTAAATACTTTAAAAGTACTAGTTCAAAATTCTTCAAGTGATACTACAAGCTTTACATATAGTAAAGCAGGTTCAGTTGCAGGTGTTGCTGCTACTGATAAAGTATATTTCTGCCAAGAGGTTGAAAATGGTAAATTTGAAATATATTTTGGTGATGGAGTTACCGGGTTTAAACCATCTGATGGTAATATAATTAAACTTACTTACATTGTGACCAACAAGGATGCTTCAAATGGTGCCTCAACATTTACATTGTCAGGCACAGTAGGAGGATTTACTGGTTCGACTTCAACAAATTCAGTTTCTTCTGGTGGTACAAATGCTGAAACTATTGCTTCAATTAAATTAAATGCACCATTACAATATTCTGCTCAAGATAGAGCGGTTACTGCAGCTGACTATAAAACAATAGTGAAACAAATATATCCATCAGCAAGTGCAATTCAAGTATGGGGTGGGGAAGATAATGCTGTACCTACTTATGGTAGAGTTTATGTTTCAATTAAAGCTGCTGACGGCACAAACTTAACAACTGCTGAAAAGGCAAGTATTCAAACACAATTAGAAGATTATGCTGTTGCTTCAGTTAGGCCTGTTATATCTGATCCTGAAACAACTTATATAACCTTAAAAACTACATTTAAATATGATAGTAATTTAACCGTAGAGGATGCTACAACACTTTCAAGTAAAGTACAAACTGTTATATCAGATTATAGTAAAAATAATTTGAATAATTTTGTTGGTGTCTTTAGACATTCTCAATTATCTAGTCTAATAGACGATACAGATACATCAATATTAAGTAATGTTACCACAGTTCAAATGTATCAATCATTTAAACCGGCAACTACATCTACAGCTTCACAAGCATACACGATAGACTTTAATAATGCAATTTATAATCCACATACAGGACACAATTCGTCTGTTGGTGTAATTCAGTCAACTGGATTTCAATTAGATAGTAATACTGATAGAGAATATTTTTTCAATGATGACGGCTCTGGTAATATTAGACTTTACTATCTAGTATCTGGTGTTAGGACTTATGAAAATAATACTTGGGGTACTATCACTTATACCTCTGGAGAAATTAAAATATCTTCAGCAATTATATCTGCTGTATCGGATGTTGATGGTGCTACTTCAACTACAATTAGGGTTACTGCAAAACCTGATTCAAATGATATTGCACCAGTTAGAGGTCAAGTTTTAAATATAGATACAACTAATTCAACGGTTACTGGCCAAGTAGATACAATCACTTCTGGTTCAGCTTCTTCTGGAGTAGGTTACACAACAACATCATCATACTAAAATGGAAAACTATTACACCCTAAAAGAAAAAATATCTTCATTAGTAGGGCAACAAGTTCCTGAATATGTACAGGCGGATCATCCTGGGTTCGTAGATTTTGTTAAATCATATTTTATATTTTTAGAAAGTGCAGAAATGCAACTTACAAATATTTCTGAGCAAGACGAAGTATTATTAGAAACTGATAATCCTAATTTATTAAATAAATTAGTAGATGAAGAAAGTAATACTATTATTTTAGAAGAAAATAGTTTTGCATCCTCATTTACTTTAGGTGAAACGGTTACGGGTAAACTTACTGGTGCTACAGCAACTATTCTAAGTCCCGATACAAGTAATAAAAGATTATTCATATCAGCAAACTCTAGATTTAAGACTGGTGAGATTATTACAGGTTCTAGTTCAGGCGCTACTGCTAATGTTAGTAGATATCGTGCTAATCCTGTACAAAATATTCAACAACTTTTAAATTATGCTGACGCTGATAAAACAATATATGATTTCCTTTCATCAATGAGATTATCGTTTATGCAAGGAATTACAGAAAATTTATATACGGATGTTGATAAAAGAAAAACTATAAAAAATATTAAAGACCTATATCGTGCAAAAGGTACTTCAAGAGCTAATAAACTATTCTTTCAAATGTTGTTTAACGAAACTCCTGATATCTATTATCCAAATAGAGACTTACTAAAACCTTCTATCGGCCAATTTAATGAAAAAACTATTTTAAGGTGTTTGCAAACATCAGGAAATCTATTAAACACAATCGGCCAAACAATTACAATGGTAAGTGGTACTAATACTGCAAGTGCTGTTGTAGAAAATGTTACCGCATTTAGTATTGGTGCAACTTTTGTGTATGAATTAGAATTAAATGCCGAAACGGTAGAAGGAACTTTTATACACGGAGCAACTTTAACTGCTGTTGATAATACAGATAACACAAAGGTTGCAAAAGGCACAGTTAACACCATACTTGATAAAATTAATATTTCAAATGATGGTGCATTATATAATTCTGATGATTTATTGACTATAACCGGATCTGGTGGTCAAGGCCTTATTAACGAAATAGGCACTGGCGGTATTGATGAAATTGTAATTGAAAATGGTGGGTCAAACTATGCTGTAGGTGATAGTTTAACTTTTTCTTATACTAATTCTGGCGGCCAAGGTGTTGACGCAACTGTTTCAGTAGTTAATGGAGGATTTGCTGGTGAGACAGGAACTTCAGCAGATCATATTGTATTAGAAGATGGTACACAGGCTGGCGATCCATATTTTGGTGATAAAATAGTTCAAGAAACTGCAACCACAGGTACTGGTGAAATTACAGACATAAGAGTAAATGTTCCAGGATGGGGTATGAAAGGATTACCAACTGCCGTGGTTACAAGTTCTTCAGGATCAAGTGCTGTCGTAAAAGCGTATGGTGGTGAAATAGGTAGAGTTCAAAACTTTACTATTATTGATCAAGGTATTAATTATACATCAGCACCAACGGTAACTTTACCTACTTATGTTTTCTATACAGCATTAACTGGTTCAATTTCAGCAACTGAAACATTTACAAAAACTTCTGGTACTGGAGCTGCAGCTGGTAAATTAGTTAGTATTGATACTGCTACAAACATATTGAAAATAACAATGACTTCTGGTGCTATTGTTGAAGATCAAGTATTAACATTTTCTGGTGGCGGTACTATTAAAGTAAAAAGAGTAGATTTAGGAACTGCTACAGCTACTAAAGCAACTAAGGTTACTACAACTGGTAAATTCACAACTCAAGATGGATTTATTTCTGAAAAAGATAAAAAAATACAAGATAGTTTATATTATCAAGATTACTCTTATGTTGTAAAGGTTGGTGAAAGTGTAAACAAATGGAGAGATTATATTAAGAAGGCAATACACCCATCAGGTTTTGCTGTAACCGGTCAGGTTAAAATTGCAACAAGAGTAAGTGGACAAATTTCTGTTCCTGTTGAGGGTATCGTATCTGGTATCGAAGATACGCCATTATTCTCTACATACAAATTCTTATTTGCAACTGTATTTGGTAGAAGGGCGGGAACGCCGACTGGAGGTACAAGTTTAAGAGCAAATCCTATGGTTGGTAATGACAATAGAGATACACATACTGCAAGTACAAGGGATGTTACCGTAAACAGAAAGGTAACTGTAAAGGTCATAGGTGATAGTGAAGATTTAGGATTTAAACTAAGAGGTACTGTAAGAAAACACGGATATGCATATGCAGGGCCTAGACTTAAAAACGCATTTCAATTTGGGCTGTATTCAGGACCTTATAATGTAGGTACGGGTGTGCCTGTTTCTCAATGGGGGAATTATCATTTATCAGGTATGTTAGATAGTACTTTAAACGGTACTGTATTAACAATCGCTGAATTACTTGATCCTACGAATAATAATAGAAATTTAAGAACGAATATTGCATTCCCAATAGAGTTTTCTAAAACAGTAGGGGATTTCTCTACAACTACTAGGACTTTTGATAGTACTAGTTCAACTTTTGATGAGGACGATCTAACTTAATCGTATAAATAGTTCATATGGCAAAACAATCAATCAATTTAGGATCAAGTGCAAACGATGGAGGGGGTACTACTCTCCGTGCAGGCGGTGATATAGTAAATGATAACTTTAATGAGTTATATACTGCATTAGGTGATGGCACAGATTTAAAAATTAGTTTAGGATCACCAAGTACAGGCGATGTATTAACTTGGAATGGTTCTATATTTACAAAAGCAACACCTAGTACACTCGCAAACATTGTTGAAGATACAACACCACAACTTGGTGGTAATCTAGATGTGAACGCAAAACAAATTGTATCAGTAAGTAATAACAACATTGTTATCGCACCTAATGGTTCAGGTTCAATACTATTAGATGGACAGGCATGGCCGCAAGCAGATGGTACTGCCAATCAAGTTTTAAAAACAGACGGATCAGGACAGTTATCTTACGGTAATGTTGAGGCGGTTGTTAATATAGACGGCGCTACTGATCTAACAGGTAATACTTTAGCAACCACAGATCAACTTCTTGCCTCTGATGGTGGTTCTGAAGGTAGAGTGACCTTAGCACAATTAGATACATTATTTTCAGGCACAACTAAAACATTAACTAATAAAACTTTAACAACACCTACAATAGCACAAATTACAAATAGTGGTACATTAACATTACCAACTTCGTCTGATACATTAGTCGGTAAAGCAACAACTGATACTTTAACAAATAAAACAATTAATGGTCCTGATAATACATTAACAAATATTCCTAATAGTGCTTTAGTTGATATTGCAAATAGTAAACTAGTAAATTCTTCGGTTACAATCGGTAGTACTGCTGTTGCTCTAGGGGCAACGGTTACAACTTATGCTGGATTATCTTCGGTTACTTCAACTAACTTTGTTGGTGATATAACTGGTGGTATTACAACTACTGGTTCTGCTGGTACAAC